CGTGATCATTGTTTCACGACCTCTCCCCCTCTCTCTTCCACGCTTGACTATACAAGGCGAGAAGGAGGATGTCTAAACACATCCTACCATCAAGCCGAGTATTTGTCAGATGTGTTAGGTACCTCTGCTCCCCTTTCCCCTCCGAGTAACCGGACCCAACCGATGGTAGTCCAGAGTGCCGGGAAACCTAGACCTTTGTCGAAGTTTTCCGATGACACTCTGCTACTGAAGCCACTTCATAAAGCGATTTATGATCATCTTTCTACTAAGAAGTGGCTTTGCCGGGGCGATGTTACTGCTGAGGCGCTTGACAAGGCAGGGTTTGCCGCGGGACTTGGCGATTTGGTTAGTGGCGATTACAAGTCGGCCACTGACAACCTTCCACTGGAAGTTGCGGAATTAGTGCTGAAGATTATTCTCCGGAAGTCTAATGTGGTCCCCCAAGGGATCCAGGACTACGCGCAGAGGATACTTCGGCCCTGGTTCATGAGGTCTGGCGAACGTGTTGATGTGACGTCTGGACAGCAGATGGGGAGTCTTTTGAGCTTCCCACTACTGTGCATTCAGAACTACATCGCGTTCCGTTGGGCCTGCAAAAACCGCAAAGTAGAGTGCCCCGTTCTCATAAACGGGGACGACATCCTATTCCAGTCATCCCTGCCGGGTTTTCCGGATGAGTGGATGAAGGTTGTTGGTGAGGTTGGCTTGGAGGTCGAGTGTACCAAAACCAGTGTAGCCTCGGACTACGGGACTCTTAATTCTACCCTCTTAAGGTGGAAGAAAGATCGTCTTCGTGTTGTCCCTACACTGCGTTTCGGCATGCTGCGTTCCATGCCCTTTCCGAATTCCCTGTCCAAGGGCTTTTCCTCTTTCTGTACGCCAGGCTTGCCGGCTCAAGTTCGGTTCAATGCCGGGCTTGAGTTCTTGAAGTGGCACTCATCCATAATCCGTAAGACCGGCCTTTCTCCTCAAGAGTTAGGTTTTTCCGGTCGTATGGCGTGGAGGTGCTTCTTTAAGGTCGGCTTGCTTCGAAGCCAGAAAGTGAAGCTCCGCGACGACCCTCTCGCGTCGATGAAGAAAGTTCTCCCCAGGCCCCCGTGTCCTCACAATTTAGCTCTATCGAGCGATGCGGTGGACTGGGTGCCTTCTCTGTTACCAGAGGAGGAGCTTCTAAATCGACGTGAAATGGCGTCTTGGAAGTGGAGAGTGAAGGATACTTTCAGTGAAAGTAGCAAGAGTCTAAAGGTTCGGTTTTGGCTGGGGCTTTCGCGCCCGGCCGTAGCCGTTCCTTCTCTTCTAGCAATCGCTGAGAGTAGGAGGGAGGTACCTGACTGGTACCAGCGGGTTAAGAAAGAGTATTTCGAGCCTCGCGCTCAGGAGCCTGTTCGGCAATTCCTTTTTAAGGGAATTGACAGGCTGCCTCAGTACGATGAGGTAAATACTCTCCTCGGAGGTGAGATGCT